AGGTGGTTACGGAAGACGGAGCGGTCGCGGACATAGACAAGGCGCGGCGTGAGGTGGCGCGGCCTGACGGCGTGATCGTTGTCAATCCAGGCATGAAATTCGAGATCGACAGAGGCAATGACCTGGCTGTCGGCCAGTTTCAGTTACTCCAGCACGCCACCGCCGAGATGCAGGCGTCAGGGCCGAACGCCTCGATGAGCGGCACCGACCCGCGCGAGTTGAGCGGCCGTGCGATCTTGGCACAGCAGGCGGGCGGCGCGGCGGCGCACGAGCCGATCGCGGACACGCTGCGGATGTGGAATCGTGATCTGCTGTCGATTGCCTGGATGGCCGCGCGTCAATACTGGACGGCGGGCCGGTGGGTGCGGGTGACGGACGACCTCAATTCGACGCGCTGGGTTGGCATCAACCAGCCGGTGCGGCTCATGGATGAACTGGCGGCGCTGCCGGACGAGCAACGCGCCCAGGCGATGCAGGCGATGCAACTCGGGCCGGGTGATCCGCGCTTACAGCAAGTAATACGGGTTGAGAACGATATTACCGATATGGATGTCGACATTACGATCGAGGAAGGAATTGACGTTCCGAGCATACAGGCCGAGCAGTTCCAAAATTTGCTGCAACTGGCGGGCACGCAACCGGGCCTGATTCCGCCGGAAATGTTGATTGCCGCTTCGAATTTCAGAAACAAGGAAGACTTGTTGAAGATGTTGAAAGACCGTCAGGAGGCGCAGGCGCAGACGCAGCAGAAAGTCCAGAAAATGGCCGAGGACAAGGCCGAGGCCGACACCGCGGCAACGCGGGCCAAGGCGGCGGCCGACTTCGCGCTGGCCAAGGAACGGCAGCACTCGACGGTGCATCACATCGCGGACGTGCATGGTGGGTTCAACGACATGTTCAACGCGCCGCCCGACCCGCCGAGCGAACCGGGGACGGTCGTGCCGCCGGAGATTCAGGCCGCGCTCGGTATCGCTGATGTCAGAGGCAGGCACGCCAAGGCAGCGGCGGACGAGGCGCGCGCGGGCGATCTGCGGCAATCGGCGGTGGAGCGGGTCAACAACATTCTGATCGCGCGCCACAACGCGCTGGCGCCGCCTGAACAGCCGGGAGGCGCGTGATGTCAATTATCGAGCAAGCAAAGCACGAACTGAAACTGATCAACTTCGATGACGAGGATACCGCCGTTATGATCGGCATTCTTGAGACGTTCTTTGACCAGTGGGACAGCGGTGGCGCGGTTCACGCGGTCGCGCCCATTCTGCAACGTTTGATCGCGGGCAAGCCGTTGTCGCCCCTGACCGGCGCGGATGATGAATGGTTCGATCATGGCGGCGGGACGCTTCAGAACATCAGATGCAGTTCCGTGTTCAAGGACCCGCGTTTTCACGAAGGGAAGCTGGCGTACAACCTCGACGCGGCTCAGCCGCGTGCCGCGATCACGTTCCCGTATTGGCCCGAACGCGCGGATGTGCCGTCGCCCTTGATCGAGATCGGGCGGCCTGATGTCTGAGACACCATCCCAACTCGACGCCTTCCTAAGCAGTGGCGCCCAGCCAGAGGCTACCGACACGCCCGCGCCGCAAGAGTCCAAGGCGCCGCCAGAGGCCGCGCCGGACAGTGGAGGTAGCGGCAACAAGAACAAGCCGCCCGCCGACAAGGCCGCCCCGGAGCCGGACGACGACGGCGAACCAGGAGACCCCAGTCCGAACGAGGCGATTGTCCCCAGGTCGGCGTATGAGAAGGAACGCGCCCGCCGTCAGGATTGGAAGTCGCGCGCCGTCGCGGTCGAGACCGAGATGGCTCTACTCAAACAGCAGTTGGAGGAGGCCAAGAAGGCCCCGCCACCACAGTCCACACCGCCCGCCATGTTGGAACCGATCGACCCGGCGCGCGATCCCGAGGGCTACACGCGCAGGGTTCGGGGCGTCGTCCTGAACGAGCGGTTGAATACCAGCGAGATGATGGCGCTCGATAAGCACGGCAAGGAAGTCATCGACGCCGAGACCGAGTATTTCCAGAAGCGCACGCAACAAGATCCCCGGCTGTGGAACGAACTGTATTCGAAACCCCATCCCTACCAGTGGATGATCGACAACAACGCGACGGCGCGGCTGCACGAGGAGATCGGCACCGATCCGGCGGCGTATCGGGCCAGGATAGCGGCTGAAGAGCGCGCGAAGTGGGAAGCCGAGGGCGGTGCGGCGCAGCGTGTCTCCCCCGCCGCCGGTCTGCCGCCGTCGCTTGCCAGTGCGCGATCAGCGGCACCGAGGGGGACCAATGGTTTTGCGGGTCCGCCGAGTCTCGCGGACATTTTGACGCGGCCGGCGCGGCGATGAGCGACTTCAAGCCAACCATCTGCCTCGACTTCGATGGCGTGATCCATAGCTACGAAAAGGGTTGGCAGAACGGCGTCATCTATGGGTCGGTTACGGACGGCTTCTTTGAATGGGCTGAGCAAGCCGCCAAACTTTTCAAGCTGGTGATCTATTCGTCCAGGTCTTCCACCGAGGAAGGCCAGTTGGCGATGGCATCATGGTTAATCGACCAACGTCGGAAATGGCGTGACAAGGGCGGGATGCACGAAACCGATGCGCCACTGGGATTCGAATTTGCCGACAAGAAACCAGCCGCGTGGCTGACGATCGATGACCGATGTGTCAGGTTCGAAGGTAGTTGGGACAGGCTGCATCCTGGGGCTCTGCGGGACTTCAAGCCGTGGAACGTGAAATGATCCGCTGGCTCATTCGCCGCTGGCACGCGAGGCAACGCACCATCGACCTCGATATCCTCTGGCCCTCGTGCAAGAATCTGGCGCCGGACCTGGATCACGCCAAAGCCGCGTTCGCGGTCCATGCGTATCACGATCCGGCATGGCTCGAACTGGGTGAGGACGCCATCTACGATTTCATCGACGGTCTGACATGACGGCGATGACCGACCTCGCCGCGATGATGCGAAAGGTTGACGCCTTCCATGAGCCATCCGAGGCGAACGCTCTTCTGACAGAGGGAGCGAAAGAGATTGAGAGGCTACGCGCGCTTTTGAAGCGTGAGTGGCCGCTGCCGGGTGGTCACTGGCATCCGGGTGACCAGGCATGACCGACCTCGCCACCCTGACCGCCATTCTCTACGCCGCGCGCCTGCAACGCCGCGTGCCTGAGTCGGTGGTGGAAAAACACCGGACTATCGCGGAATCGATGGTCGATGCTATGCTGATCCTGGAATCCATTGTTGACGAGGACGGAGCCGATTTCCGTCTGAGCATGTCTCGACTGCTGGAAGCCGAGCCAGAGCAACCGCCGCCGTCGCCGGGCACAATCGGGCGTATCGCGGAAGCAAAGGCAACCCGTCGCCGGGGTTAACGGGCGCCGGCCTGCCGCCAGGGCCTTAAACTGGTGTGACCCGTCGCCGGGGGACTGACCGGGCGTTCCTCCACGCCCCCTCAATCCTCATAGCGACAGGAACATAGTCCCATGGCGGACATGAACGTAACTCCGGCACGCGCCGGATTAACTCCTCTAATTTGGGACTCGGACTTCTTTTCCGAGTATATTCGCAAAAACCAGTTCGCGCGATACATGGGCACAACCATGGGCAGCATGATCCAGGTGCGTGAAGACCTCACCCGCAAAGCCGGCGATACCGTGGTTTTCCCGACCGTCCGCCGTCTCATCGGCGCGGGTGTTTCCGGAAACACCGTCCTCGAGGGCAACGAAGAAATCCTCAACGCCCGCTCGCTGAACCTCGTCGTCTCGGCGTTCCGCCACGCGGTCGCGGTCTCGGACTGGGACGAACAAAAATCGGTCATCGATCTCCGCGAGGCCGCCAGGGAAGCCTTGATGAACTGGGAACTGGAGAAGATGCGCTCTGACATCATCACCAGCCTTGAAGCCATCACGGCGGATGGCAACGTGCAGATATCCTACGCCGCCGCGACCGCCGGCCAAAGAAACACCTGGATGGTCAACAACGCCGATCGCGTCCTGTTTGGCAACAGCAAGGCGAACGCCGTCTCCGGTGTCATGGCGACCGCGCTGACGACGATCAACAACACCAGCGGCAAAATGACCGCCGCGACCGTCACGCTGGCGAAACGCATCGCGCGCACCGCCAGCCCGCGCATCCGGCCCATCAGCGTCAACGATGACGAGGAATGGTTCGTGATGTTCATGCCGAGCCTACCGTTCCGCGACCTGATGCAAGACCCGGTGATCATCAACGCGATGCAATACGCCTGGGATCGCGGCCGCGATAATCCGCTGTTCACCGCTGGCGATATCTTGTGGAACGGCGTCATCATCCGCGAAGTCCCCGAGATGCCGGTTCTCGCCGACGTGGGCGCGGGCGGCACCGTGGATGTGGCGATGTCGGCGCTGTGCGGCGCGCAGGCGCTGGGCGTCGCGTGGGCGCAACGGATGAAGTCAACGACCAACACACGCGACTACGGGTCAATGGGCCCCACCGTTCATTAATGGACGGTTGCAAATCCGGTGAACTCAGGGAACCTCTCATGATCGGATATGAGACAATCCTGAGCCAAGGTTCGCGGTTCCAGTCCGCGTTCAAGGTGCAACGATCATCCCGTAAGGGAGTAGGGGCAAGCGCCCCGAAGCGCCGGACACCCCATTGGGGTGATGATATGATCTCATCTGCCGGGCGACCGGTAGCAGCCCACACCCGGGCGGTCAGTGCCTCGCGAACACTGGCGAAGACATTACGACCACGCACCGATGACATGCACGGCGTGGGTATACAAGAAATGAGGGGCGTGGGCAAGCTCAGGTTTGGCACGGACCCAACGGTGGATACGAGCAAGCCAGTTGACGCAG